GACCCAAGTATGCAACTCCCTCCAAAAGTGGGAAATGCATACCTAGACTACCTCACGGCAGTCCAAGCAATTAACGCTACTCAAAATTGTGACTCCTTTGATAGGTACACGGAAAATAATACATCCGTGAAAAATCCACGATCTCGCCGAATCAGGCGAGATACGCTTAAAACCTTCTTAGGGTCAAAGAAATTCTGATTCGGCAATTAATCATGCGCCTTTAACGACGCCAGCTACGGCCACAGTAGCTAATTTTATTTTGTTTCCTATTAAGCAATAGGTGGAGCAGTCTCATAATACATAGGAGGTAGCCCCGTAAAGAAGTATGTTTGAAAATCTTCTCCGGTTGCGCAATGAGCATCAAAACATGTGTCATCGCCTAGTGCACCGAAGATTCTATAATCAAAACCTTCATTATAATCCAACGTGGTTGTTAAGTCCTCAGCTTTACCTGGGGAAAACCTGTATAGCGAATAATACGGTACTTCAAACTCTACATTTGGATTAATAAGGCCGGTTTGATACAAACTACCTTCTACACCAGACAATGGGCGGTCTGATGCTGGGTAAGCACCACTACGTGTAACAACATTAATAGCAGCAGAAGAATCGCTTGTGAAAGCGGCGCCTGCTGTTACTAGCTTTTGGTAACCGGAGTCACCAACTGCCACGCGTTGTATATACGTTACTGGTCCTCTATTTTCTTCTCTATATCCACGCAAAAGAAGTTTCCATCTGATTGATCCTCTCCAACCAGAAAAAGCATACGTTACCCAATGCAATAATACGGTGTTACAATAATTGTAAGGCTCAGGTGCACTTGTTGGAAATTTTGTTTGATTGACAGCACCAGCTACATGTCCTCTTAAATAAGGAAACATATTTCTTCTGCCAAAATGAACTGAATTACCAAAACCACCAGAAAATATTAAATTCTGATGTAAATTGTAACGTTTAAGCAAAGCTCTAAAACTAGAAATAGCTTCACCCGTATAAACTTTATTAACTAATGCATGGTTTGTATATCCTGGTCCAATTTCAGATGATGTAGATTGTTGGGGTGCAGATGGTTCCTGTGTGTT